GTCTCGTGGGCTCGGAGATGTGTATAAGAGACAGGGTCCGAGGTCCTCGAGGTCCTCACGGGCTGCCAGGCGGGCCGACGATGAGCCGCGAGACGTGGTGGGTCCTCTCGATCGTGCTCCCGTACCTCTTCGGCGCCGGCGTCGTCGGTCTGGTCGTCCTCGTCCTCGAGCGGGCCCGGCGATGAGGCGGGACCATCGGGCCACGCGACGGGCCGACCTCGTGCTCCTGCTCTTCGTCGTGCTCCTCGTCGGCGGGGTCGCCTACTCCGTCCTCGGGATGGTGGGGTCGGCCCTCGAGGTCGAGCTCGAGGGTCGGGAGCCGGAGGTCCTCGGAGACTCGATCGTCCGGGAGACGACGCCGTGAGCGCGGTCGAGGCCTGGCATCCGGAGCCGGGGACGCGGTACTTCCGGCCCGGCGACGAGGTGCGCGTCGACGGCGAGCGCGGGAGCGTGTACCGCGTGCGGGCGTTCGCCGAGGAGGGCGGCCGGGCGGTCGTCGAGCTCTTCGGCTCGAGGAAGCGGGGCCGGGCGCCAGGCTTCCGGACGGTGCCAGCGGAGCGGCTCCGGCGGCTCCCTGCCGGCTCCGCTCGGCCGTAGGGCTCCACTCCCCCGGAGGTCGCTCTCCGGGCCAGAGAACGACGACGAGGGCCCTCCCGTAGGAGGGCCCTCGGTCGCGCTCGAGCCGGCCGTCGTCAGGCGGCCGGCGAGCGCGTGCCGGGCGTCGGCGTGATCGGTGAGCCGCCGAGCGCGGCGCGCTGCCGGGTCGGGTCGATCTTCTGGTCGGCGAGGCCCTCGATCTGTCGGAGGGCGAGGACGCCGAGCGGGGCCCACGGGGCGAGCTCGCCGGCGGAGACCTCGCCGAGCGCGACGATCGCCGCGCCGATGGCGGCGAGGACGGCGGCCTCGAGGAGGCCGCGGAAGAGGGCGACGAGCCACGGCGGGACGCCGGGAGGCGGCGGGAGCGGTTCGGCAGAGGTGAGGGCGTCGAGGTCGAGGTCCACGGGGAGGGCTCCTAGCAGGGCGTGTCGGGGATGGTCTCGGAGAGGCGGGCGTGAATCCGCTCGACGACCTCGTCGAGGCGGTTCGGGTCGTCGCCTTGAGCGGCGATCACGAGGAGGGATTCGACGATCGAGCCTCGGATATCGGCGCGGGTGCGGTTCGCCGACAGGCAACGGGCCTCCTCGTCGGCGGCGCGTTGCTGCGCGTCGCTCACGCCGAGGACGATCACGGCGAGGACGAGGACGCCGAGAAGGGCGGAGCCGAGCCGGTGCCAGCGCGAGAGGTGACGCTCCTCGAGGTGGCGTCGGTTCAGGTCGTCGAAGCGGCCGAGGACGAGGTCGAGCTTCTCGTTTGCGGCGTGGAGCTCGTCGGTGAGGGCGGCGGTCTCGGCGGTCATCGCGACGGGAATCCTCGTTCTCGCTTGTGCTCGATCCGGTCGAGGGTCGAGCGGAGCTCGTTCAGGACGATTTGGAGGTGAGCCAGGGCGAAGCCGACGCGCTCGTCGGCGTCGCGCTCCTCCTCGACGGTGCGGGACGTGCGATCCCACGGGAAGCGGATCACGTCACGAGCTCCGTCTCTCGAGGAGACGACGGACGTCGAGGAGAACGGCGAGGACGTCGTCTTCGTGAGCCTCTCGAGCCTTGATCGCCTCGGTCGCTCGAGAGAGGGCCGGGGCGACCTCGTCGAGAACCTTCGCCGTGAGGAGCTCGGAGCGGGCCTCGGCCTTATCCCGGTCGGCGACGAGCCGGGTGATCTGAGCGTGAGCGAAGGCGAGGAGAACGGCGACCATGATTCCGAGCGCGCCGTAGTTGACAAGCTGGTCAACGCCGGCGCCTTCCACGGTCGGGTCTCCTGCCTCACGAGCTCGGAGGCTCGGCCTTCGCCTTCACGGCGCGAGCGGTCTTCTCGACGCCGGCTTCGCCTTCGGCGGCGACGGCGGCCGTCTTCGTCGGGTAGACGGCGATCCCGGCCTTCACGAGCCGGCGGGCCTCGAGGGCGGGGACCTCGACGCGGTCGCCGACGGCGTGGTCGCCGTGCGGGTGGGAGAAGGTGATCTCGACGGAGGGTGCCATCGGGTCGGGTCCTTTCAGAGGGGGAAGGCGAGGAGGACGGTCCACGTCTTCTCGCCGGCGATGCCGTCGACCGGGAGGCCGAAGAAGCGTTGGACGTTGCGGACGCCGGTCTCGGTCGCCGGGCCGAAGTCTCCGTCGACGGTGAGGGCCTGCGCGGCCTTCACGTTCAGGAGCGACTGAAGGGCGGCGACGTGGGAGCCGCCGTTCCCGGAGCGGAGGAGCGGGAGGGAGACGTTCACGGTGACGCGAGCTCCTGTCGTCGAGGGGCGGGAGGGGGCCGGGGCCGGGGTGGCGCCGGAGGCGGGGAAGCCGAGGGCCTTCCACGAGCGGAGCGGCGCGCCAGGGCATCCGGTCGCCTTCCAGTCGGAGTGTGCCCATCGGAGCGGGGCGAGCCGGCGGCCCTCCTCGAGGAACGCCGTCTTCGCCTCATCGGTGAGCGGGTCGCCTTCGCCGGCGAGGTAGACGGTCGCGTAGCTCCGGAGGTTCCCGTCGTTCGTGCCGTTCGCTCCGGTCCGGTAGGCGGGCCCTCGTCCCTCGAAGCGGGTCCCGTGCGGGCAGACCGCGGAGGAGTAGGCGAGGCCGGCCCATCCCTTCGACAGGTGGAACGAGTGATACCCGCGGACGATCGACGCGCATCGGGCGTGATCGGTCGTGTCCCGGAACCGGGACGAGCTCGAGCGGTCGGCGCCGCGCCAGGGCGACGGGCCGCCGTAGTGAACGGTCGAGCCGTCGCCGCGGATGCTCGTGCTCATCTTCCGGAAGGCGAGGCCGAGGTTCACGACCGGGCTCACGAGCCGGCCTCCTGCTCGAGGGCGGCGTTCCACTCGAGGACCTCGAAGAGCTCGAGGAGCTCCGCCGGCGGGTGAAGGTCCTCGTCGTCGGCGTCGTCGCGCTCGAGCTCGAGCTCGTCGTCGGGTGGGGCCACGCGTCAAGCCTACGGCGGGCCCGATCGGTTATCGGGGACGGCGATCGTCGTCTAGCGGAAGCGGACGATCACGTCGAGATCCTCGGCGCCGGTCCCGGCGGCGGTGACGCCGACGGTCAGGAGGTCCTCGTCGGCGCCGAACGGGCTCGAGATCGTGAACCTCTTCACGGTCTCGCCTACGCCGAGGGCTAGGCCGGCGCCGATCGGGTTCCCGTTCTTCCGGACCTCGATCGTCGTCGTCCCGACCTCGGCCGGCGCTCCGAGGAGGGCGATCACTTCGACGGCGCGGGTCGCGAACCTCGGAGTCCACGGCGGAGACTCTGAGATGTAGACCGGGCCGGCGATCGTGAACGGGAGGCCGTGGTCGCGGCCGCCGGCGAGGACCTCGCCGAGGACGCGTTCGAGGTCGGAGACGCGCTTCTTCAGCTTCGAGACCTCGCGCTCGAGCTCGGGAGGGAGGAGGCCCTTCGTCACGAGACGAGCTCCCGTCGGTTTAGGACGAGCTCGAGGCGGTCGTCGGGGGTGATCGTGAGCCGGACGATCCGGTAGGTGCCCTCGAGCTCGAGGGCGCCGCGGCGGATCGAGACGGGGACGGTGTCGCCGGGCCAGAGGACGCCGATCGGGTCGGCCTGGCCGGGGACGGGCCGGGTCGTCGAGACGGCGAGGACCTCGGGGGCCGTGGTCAGGAGGAGCCGTTCGGCGGCGATGTTGTCGAGGGAGTCGATCGGCGTCTCGGGCGGAGCGGAGAACACTTCCTCGAGGGTCAGGCCGCCGGAGAACGCGCCGGCGTCGATCGCGGCGCCTTCCTCCCGGTCGGAGCCGTCTCCCTGTCCGAGGACGACGATCGAGGACGCCGCGGCTTCGCCGTCGAGGGCCCACGCGAAGTCGGCGACGTTGCGGCCGAGCTCGAGCGCGAAGCGGGGCCAATGGGTGCCGCGCTCGGGGTGGTAGGTCGTGAAGATCCGCTCCGTCGGCGTGTAGCGGACGGCGAAGTCGAAGCCGTCGTCGAGGTCGGCGAACTCCTCGAGGGCGTCGAAGCCGTTCGGGTGCTCGGAGTGGAGGTACTGCCGGTCGCGGAGGACGCGGGAGGGTTCGCACGCGGTCGAGATGTTCACGTCGCTTTTTCCGTAGGCGGCGTCCTGAAGGTGTTCGACGATCTGCCGGGCGATCTCGGAGGTCTGGTCCTTCCCGAAGAACGAGAGCCGCTCCTCGAGGGTGAGGGAGATCGCATCCCATGCGGCGACGCCGTCCGGGGCGTAGAGCCGGACGTTCACGACCTCGGGCTCGCCGGCCTTCGGCGGGGTCTCGAGGCCGATCTCCATTCGATGCCAGACGCCGAGCGGCGTCTCCTCGTCGATCGGCACGAAGACGTGCTCGAGGCTCTTCTTCGCGTCCGGATTGAGGGCCAGGACCCGCGGGTCGGGGTGCGGCTCGGTCGTCGAGAACCGCTCGAGGTACAGGCCGCGACCTCCCTCGGTCGCCGGCGCGTCGAACCGCTCGACGCGGACGTAGCCCTTCAGGGTCCAGCGGTCGCCGTCCGGGGAGACGGCCTCGTCGACGGTCCACTCGAAGGACTGCGAAGCGAACGCGTCGGCGCCGGCGACGTAGTTCTCGAGCTCGAGGGCCCGGCGGCCGGTGACGGTCGGGAACGAGACGATCTCGTGGAGCGGCGGGGTCGCCTGCGCGCCGGGCTCGCCGTAGAAGATCATGTATTCGTTCGTGATGAACGACCATCCGGAGAGGCCGTCCTCGAAGTCGCCGTTCAGGACGTAGTTCGTTCGCTCGGCCTTCCCGATATGGCGGCGGGTGAGGTGCCAGAGGGCGCCGCGGCAGGAGACCGCGAGGGAGTGCTTATCGGCGGCCGGTCGGAGGGCCGGACCCCACGCGAGAAGCTGGTCGCCGCGCCAGACCTGAACCTCCCGGATCCGTTCTTCGAGGAGGAGCGCGGCCTTCGGGTCGGTCACGGGCAGGGCGAGGGAGAACGTCTCGGCGACGTTGAGCTCGAAGGTGAGGTCGCCGATCTTCGCGTTCTCGAGCTCGCCGAACGCGTTCCCGTTCGCGTCGGTGACGACGGCGCGGCGCTTCTTCCCTCGAGGGACGATCGTCGGCGTGAGGGTCCCGCGGCCGGTGAACCGGACGGCGGTCCACGAGACGACGACGGCCGGAGCGGTCGGGGCGAGGGTGGCGGAGGCGGCGAGGTTCACGGCGACGGCGACGCGGTTCGACGCCGACGGCGACAGGGCCGCGACGGCGGGGAAGGTGACGCGGGCCGGCTCGAGGAGGACGGTCCCGTCGAGGGTGAAGTTCATCGACGCGTCGAAGGTGACGGTCGGCGGGGCTCCGGGGTCGCCGGCGAAGAGGAGGAGGAGGCTCACAGTCGGCCGACCTTCCAGCCTCCGCACGTTGCGCGCCACTTCACGGCGAGGTGCTCGAAGAGGGCGGCGGTCTCGCCTTCAGAGAGCGGCCTCGAGAAGTGGACGAGCTCGCCGATCCAGCCGTCGTGCCATTGCGTCTCGCCGTAGAAGCGGCCGATCAGACCGGCCGTCGACGAGGCGCCGGTGTAGGAGGGGACGGTGTCGCGTTCGGCCTCGGTCCCGGAGTCGAGGGAGCGGCCACACTTCATGCGGGAGAAGGTGTCGGTCCCGTTCGAGCGGAGGGCCCACACTCGAGTCTCGGTCGTCGGCTCGAAGAGCTCGATGTATTGCGGGTCCCTCGAGTAGCCGGTCGGGCCGGCGGCGAGGCGCATCTGCTGATCGACGTAGAAGTACCAACGTCGACGGATATCTCTCCCGGAGATGTCTCCGGCGGCGAGAGCCATCCGGGCGCCGTTCGGTCCGACGAACGAGCGGAACTTCGCGACGAGGAACGTCGTCCCGGAGCCGACGTCGAAGATCCCGCCGGGGAGGAGGAGGGCCTTCCCGTCGTCGCCGGCGACGTCGAAGCGGAGAGCCGGGAGATCGTTCATCCCGTCGACGTCGAAGATCGGATACTTCGAGCCGTCGACGACGGCGTGATTCCCGGCGCCGGAGCGGTCGGTCCACGTCGTCACGAGGGCCCCGTCGGCGTAGGTCTCCTGCTGCGCGTCGAGCCAGAGCGTGCAGCCGGGGACGTCGAGAGGAGCGGCCACGGGTCAGGCGTCTCCGAGGTTGCGGATCCCGTACATACGGGCGAGCAGAGGGCGGAGAGCTCGGAGGTCGCGGCGGTGGAGGGCCCGATCGAAGTAGATCATCTCGTGAGCGAGAGCTTCGGGGTAGAAGGCGGATCCGTTGTTGTGTGAGAACCATCGGACGGTGCCGTTGAGGGCGGTCGGGGTGTAGGTGGCGGAGGCGACGGCCACTCCGTCGAGGATGATCTTCCCGAAGCCGTCCGTCGGGTCGGCGAGGAGAAACTCGAGGATCTGGACGCCGGCCTTCGAGGTCGAGGCCTGGTCGAACGCGGAGCCGTCGTAGAAGGCGGGCGTCCGGAGAGCTCCTCCGGCCTGCGCGAAGATCAGCCGGCCGGAGGAAGCGTCGAGGTAATACTCGAGATCGCCGGGCGGCGGGGTGGCGTCGAGGACGAGGATCAGGGTATGGCTAGTCCCTGCGTGTGCGAACCCCGCGGCCGGGTCCATGCGATCGTTCGATCCGTCGAACCTCACTCCGGGGCGGCCGGTCGTCGTCGAGCCGCGGCTGTGCCGGGGAGGTGATCCGGAGGTGTTGTGCGGGAAGCGGCGGGTCCCGAGGTCGGGCCAGGTGTTGACGGAGGCGCCGACGGTGGGTGCCCATCGGCCAGAGAACCAAGCGCGCGGGCGGAGCCTTCTTACGCGGTGCTCGAGCTCGTCCTCGAGGCGGGGTCGCTGTCGTGCGAGGGAGCGCGACACCGCGGGTCAGTCCTGCGCGATGAGGAGCGAGATCGAGAGGTCGGAGGTCGAGACCCACGTCCTCGCGTCCTGCGTGACGAGGTAGCCGTAGAGCGAGGTCCCGTCGGAGATCACACTCTCGGCGACGGGCTTACCGACGGCGTTCGTCGTCCCGAGGTCGAGCCAGTCGCCGGAGTAGATCGGGATCCCGGCGACCACGTTCCCGAGCTCGCCGGCGGGGACCTGCCACACGGCGTTATCGGCGATCGGTGAGGAGAAGCCGGAGTCGAAGAGCCAGAGGTCGAGGTTCGGGTTCAGTCCGGCCTTGTCGGTGACGATCACCTTCCGGATCTCGCCGGTCCCTCCGGCGACGCGGATCGCGTTCGCGAAGTTGAGCTCGCCTCCGACGACGTCGGCGGCGGCGTAGGCGCCGGCGGTGATCGTGGGCGTGACCTGAACGCGGACGAGGCGGGTCCGGGGCTCGACGGCCAGGCCTCGAGCGGACGAGCCGGGGAGAAGATCGGTCCCTCCGTCGGTCCCGTCGACGAGCTTCACGCGCTGGACCTGCTGGACTGTCCCGCCGATCGAGACCTCGTCGGTCCCGACGACGGCGCCGGTAGCGGGAAGCGTGACGGTATCGGCCATGAGCGGAGCTCCTCGAGCTAGGCGAAGACGGCGTCGACGTCGCCGACGGCGAAGGTGAGGGTGTCGCCGGGGTTCGTCGTCTTCGGCGAGGTGAGGGCGGCGTGAAGGAGCATGTTCCCGGTCCCGTCCTTCAGGGCGGCGTGCGTGATCGTGGTCGCCGGCATGTTCGAGAACGAGACGGTCCCGGTGTTCTCGGCGGCTCCGGTGCCGGCGGCGCCGGCGGCGAAGGTGACGGCCTGCCGGGCGTAGGAGCCGCCGGCGACCTCGGTCCCTCCGCCGGCGTCGGTCGTCGCCGTCGTGTAGAGGTGGAGGTAGACGGTGCCGGGCGAGGTGAACGCGACGCCGCGGAGGACGTGGTCGCGGAGCTTGTCCTCGAGGTAGTCGCTCATCGAAGCCATGCCGGGAAGTGTACGGCCAGGCCCGATCGGTTATCGGGGACCTCGATCGAGCTCGAGGGGGAGCTTCTCCCCTACTGCCAGGCGGGCCGGAAGGTGAGGTTCCCGGTCGCGCCGGTGAGGGTGACGGCGTTCGTGCCGGCCACGAGGAGCGGCCATCCTCCGCCGGGGGCCTTCACGGCGTAGGCGTCGGTCCCGCCGGCGGTGATCGTCCGGGCCCGGCCGTCGAGGAGCTCCGTCCCGGCGGCGCCGGCCAGGGCGAGGGCGGGTTCGTCGTCGTTCGTGTTCTCGAAGGTGACGGTCCCTCCTCCTCCGGTGAGGGCGAGGGTCCAGCGGTCGGAGACGGCGCTCCCGTCGTTCGTGACGACGGTCGCTCCGCCGAGAGCGACGGTCTCCTCCGGGCCGTAGCCGAACGGGTCGAGAGCCTCGAAGGTAAGCAGGGCGTCGGCGTGCGCGTTCTTCACGGCGGCGAGCTCGAGCTCGAGCCCTCGAGGGCGGCCGTAGAAGCGGAGGATCCCGTCGCTCGAGGGGAAGCCGGGGAGGCGGAGGTCGAAGGCGACGTCGACCGGCGACGGGCGCCATGCTGCCTTCAGGTCGGCGACGAGAGCGAAGAGCGCGGCCGGGGTGGCGGCGTCGACGTTGAGCGGGAGAGTCAGGATCCGGCGCGGGAGAACGTCGTCGCCTCCGACGTCGCCGTCGAGGTCGCCGCGCTCGGCGTCCGCGGTGCGCGGGGTCGGCGTGCCGAGGCCGGCGATCGGGCCGGAGAACTCGAACGGGGTCCCGGCTCCGACGGTGAGCCCTCGGATCTCGGCTTGATAGTCGGTCGTGATCGCCACCTAGCGGGCCCTCCTCGAGGAGCTCATCGGTCGTTCCTCGTCGTGAGCTTCCATCCGAGCTTGCTTCCGATGGCGTCGACGACCTCGTCGGCGGTCGCGTCGACCGGGTTCTCGACGGCGACGGTCCCGATCGTGACGCCGGCGCCGCGGGCGGAGCCGGCCAGGGCGCCGACGAGGTCGTCGTTCGGGAACATGCGGCCGGCGAGCGAGCCCATCCGGAGGAGCTCGGGGCCTTCCTCGCCGACGAGGTAGGAGCGGCCCGAGACCATCGGGCCTCCCTTGGCGCGGAGCTCGGGAATGTTCGGCAGGTCGAGGGTGAAGCCGCCGAACTTCGGGCCGGGGCCGGGCGGGTCGAAGCCGGGGATCGAGAAGGAGAGGTCGTTCCATCCGCGAATGATCTTGTTCACGACGCCGCGGAAGGAGTCCCACAGGAAGCCGAAGACGTTCCCGGCGGCGTTCTTCAGGCTCGTCCCGAGGCCGGAGAAGAAGCCGACGAGGGTCTCGAGGAAGCCGGAGGTCTGCTCCTTGATCCACTCCCACGCGCCGGAGAAGATCCCGCCGAGAATGTCGAGGCCGATCTGAAGGACGAGCTTCACGCGGGCGAGGGCGGCCTCGAAGATCCCGGCGATGATCTCCCACGCGCCGGAGAGGATCATCTTCAGGCCTTCCCACGCGCGGGACCAGTCGCCGGTAATGATCCCGAGGACGAGCTCGACGATCCCGCGGATGAGCTCGAGAGCTCCGCCGATCACGCGGAAGATGGCGTCGAAGGTGCTCGCGGCGAACTCGAGGACGTAGCTCCCGAAGTTCTCCCATAGCGTCGTGACGAGCTCGACGAAGCCGGAGACGACCTCCTGAACGGTCGCGAGGACCTCGGAGATCGTCTCCTGAATCGCCGGCCACTTCTCCTCGACGAGAGCGACGATCCGCTCGATGATCGGCCGGACGGCGCTCTCGATCTTCGGCCATTCGGTCTGAACGAACGCGACGGCCTGGCCTATGCCGTCCTCGACGACCGGGCCGAACCTCTCGACGGCCGGTATCACGGTGTCGACCATAAAGTCGGTGAGCTTCTGAAGGGCGCCGCGCTTGAGGCTCTCGATCTTCGTCCCGAGGTTGTCGTTCAGGGTGTCACCCATCGCCGCGGCGGAGCCCTCGATATCCCCCATGCCGGCGCTCATGCCGTCCAACTGCTCGAGGAACGACGGGATCTCCGAGACGCCGAGGTCCTCGAGCGGCGTCCCGAAGAGGCCGATCGCCGCGTTCGCTCGAGCGACGGGATCCTCGATCCCCTGAAGGCCTCCGACGAGCTCTTCGAGAGCTCCTCGAGCATCGCCTCCGCCGGCGGCGAACCGGCCGGCCATGTCCTCGGCGTTCAGGCCGGCGCTCTCGAAGGCCTCGACGCTCGCCGAGCTCATATCGGTGGCGCGGATCGTGAGCTCTTTCAGCGCGTCGCCGACCTTGTCGACGCCGAAGATCCCTCCCTTCTCGGCGGCCTGCGTGAGGAGGCCGAACGCTTCCTCGCCGGAGACGCCGAGGTCGGCGAAGAACGTCGAATACTCCGACGTAGCGGCGAAGACTTCGTCGCGCACTCCCTCCGGGAGCCGTTGCATCGTCGCCGTGAGGAGGTCCATTGCCTCTTCGCCGTCGGCGACGAGGCCGTTCCGGACGAGGGAGCCGGCGGCCGCGACAGATTCCGCGACGTCGAAGCCGAACGCCGTCGCGAAGTCGAGGGCGTTCGCCGTGACCTTCTCGAGGTCGGCCTCGCCGAGATCGCCGAGCTCGGAGCGGACGGTCGCGACGGCGCCGGTGACCTGCTCGAGGCTCTCTCCCCATGCTCCCGCGTAGAGCCGGCCGGCGACGTCGCCGAGCTCGGCGGCTTCGGCCGGGTTCAGGCCGAGCGACGCGGCGGCCCGGTCCTCGGCCTTCCCTTGAGCGAGGCCGTCGGAGAATCCCTTCGCCAGGACGGCGCCGGCCGCGACGCCGACGCCGGCCATGCCGGCGACGAGGAAGCCTCCCATCTTCCCGCCGGCGCTCTTCAGCCGGCCGGAGCCTTCCTTCTCGAGGTCGCGCTCGAAGTTCTTCGAGAGCCGGCCGTGAAGGTCGATGTACGCCGCGCCGGCCTGAAGTGCCACGGGATCAGCGTACGGGATTACTCATCGGCGGCTGCGGGACCTGCCGGCTCGACGGGCGGGCCGGTGTAGCGGACGGAGCCTCCGAAGAACGCGGCGAGCTCCGTCGACGACGCCGGACGGCGCTCGGCCGTCGCTTCGGCCGCGGCCTCGTGGGGCCGTCGGAGACGGATCGGCTTCGGCGGCCGGGTTCCCTTCTTCGCGTGGGCGGAGAAGAAGAGCCGGTTCCCGGCGTCGGAGACCTCGACGAGGATCGCGAGGAGCTCCTCGAGGTTCCCCCATTCGCCGACCTGTCGGATCTCGAGCGTGGTTCCGAGGGACGAGTCTCGAAGCGGGAGACCGCGGACGAGGGCCCGGAACCTGCGGACGGTCAGGCCTGGCCGGTCGCGCCAGACGGCGGCCGGGAGGTCGATCCCGTAGTGGCGTGCGAAGTCGGCCTCGAGCTCCTCGAGGTGTTCGGCTAGGAGGAGGCCGAGGCCGAGCGTTCCGGGAGGTCGGTCCCGTACAGGTCGAGGATTCCGCCGAGGACGTACATGGCGTCCTGAACGGAGAGCTTCGGGGCGAGCCGGGGCCAATGGTCGCCGAACACAGACTCGAGCGCGGAGCGGACGAGAGCCGGGTCGGGCGTCTTCCCCTTCTCGCCGAGGCCTTCGGCGACGACGAGGATCGCTTCCATCGGGAGCTCTCGGGCGAGCTCGTATTCCTCGCCGTCGAGGACGACGACGGGAGCCGGGCCGATCTGTTCCGCTCGAGCGGAGCGGTAGGCGTCGAGGTCGACGCGGCGAGGATCGGTCACGCGGGGGCGAAGGCCGGGTCGTTCGTCAGGAGGTACCACGGGTCGATGCCGTCGGAGCCCATGACGGAGAACGTGATCGGGAGATCCGCGGCGCCGGTCCGGACGAGGTTCGTCTCCACTCCCTCGGAGACCATGCCGCGGGCGATCACGAGCCGGTAATCCTTCGCGCCGTCCTGCCAGTCGAGGATCAGAGCGCGCTCGTCGATCTCGTCCGGGGCGGGCGGGACGTAGCGGTAGCCGTCGACGTTCCCGACGGCGTCGGGCTGCGTGATCGTGCCTCCGCCGAACGCGAACGGGACGGTGTCGTTCGACCATTGACGGAGGACGAAGGAGAGGCTCGTGTCGCGCTCGGTGACGATCCGCCGGGCCGGGTGGAACAACTGCCAGACCGGGATCGATGCGAGGGTCTTCCCATCGGAGAAGGTCGCTCCCTCCTCGGAGGTGTAGCCGAGGTCTACCCAGCCGGCCGCGGGTGCCTCGTCTTCGGTGGCGGGGGCGGCGGTGCCGACGGGAGCGACCCATACGGTCCCGTTCGCTCCGACGACGATCTCGTCGACGTCCTTCGACATTGTGCTTTCCTCCGTAGTTCGGGATCAGAGGCGCCGGTTACCGATCGCCGTCGCCGATAAGGCTAGGGCGCGATCTACGGGCGCGGGTGGACGGTGAGAGCGAACGAGAGCGTGTAGCGCGGCGCGTCGGTGATCGGGTCCGGGGACCACGAGGGCCCGGAGATCCGGAGAGCGTTCGTCACGACGCCGGCGGGATGAGCGGCGGAGGGTGCCTCGAGGACGGCGCGGTAGGTCTGCGCGGCGAGATCCCACGCGTTCTCGCGGCTCGAGCCGTAGACGTTGACCTGAACGACGGCGCGCTCGAGGTGTCCGGTCGCGTCGTCGACGGTCGTCGCCGACGCTCGGAAGGCCTGAACGAACGGCCGGCCGCTCGAGGGGAAGCCGGCCGGGAGCTCCGGGGAGACGTCGGTCGCGGCGGCCAGGGCGAGGACGCCGGCGTCGGCGGAGAGCCAGGCGACGAGGAGGGCCTCGACGTCGACGAGCGGGCGGATCGTGGGCATCGGTTCAGTCTCCGTCCGGGGCCGGCTCGATCGGGCCGACGGTCTGCTCTACGGCCGGGCGAAGGTACGGCCGGGCCGGGACGCCGGTCGCGCCGATCTCATACCACGCGGCCTTCCAGTCGCCGGCGACGACGCGGCCGACCCATCCGTCCGGGCCGAGCTCGGTCTCCCCGCGGATCGAGGAGCGGAGATCCTTCGTCGAGGTCGCCGGGTCGTCCGGGGCCCGGTCGGCGGCGATCGCCGCGGCCTTCTTCGCGGCGTCGTCGAGCCGGTCGCGGACGAAGTCGGAGCGGAGGAGCTCGCGCTCGAAGGCGGGGTCGAGCTTGATCCTGAAGGCGGCGCTCATCCGTCGACGATCCGGAGCTCGAGGCGGAGGTGAGTCCGGGCGTCGAGGGGCGGGCCGACGACCTCGAACGTGCCGGCGGCCGCGACGATCACGTCGGCGCCGGTGACGTCGGTCCCGACCGGGACGCGTCCGAGCCATTGCTCGATCTGCCTCTCCCGGTCGTCGCGGTCCTCCGAGCTCCGCTCCTGCCAGAGCGCGGCGGGGATGCCGGCGAGCTCGAGCGGTGCGGCCGTGTCGCGGCGCTCGACGTTGTAGCGGTCCCGGACCATCGGGAACCGGCGGCGGGTCACGAGCTCCTCGAACGTCGCCTCGGTCGTCGACCTCATCCGGTCGCGTTGCGTGGCGGTGAGCGGGTTCACGCGCTCGAGCTCCGCTCGAGCCGCTCCTCGAGGACGGGTCGCCATGCTGCCTTGACGGCGGCGGCGGGCCCGGCCGGCGCGGCGAGCGCGGCTCGAGCGGCCTTCCGAGCGGAGACGATCCGGGCCTGGTCGGCGCGGTGCAGGGCGGCGCGCTCGAGCTCGTCGGGTCGGCTCACGGGAGAACCTCGGAGAGGTCGTCGTTCCGGGAGATCGGCAGGGAGCCGAGGGCCCTCGAGCGGTAGCTCTTCTCCTGCTCCTTCGCCATCGCGTAGACCTGCTGCCGGGAGTAGGAGCCGGCGTCGTCGGAGTAGTCGAAGTCCGCGACGGCCTTCGAGGCCTTCAGGGCCCAGCCTTCCGCGGCGGCGTAGTTGAGATCCCACGTCGCGACCCATCCGTCGACGGCCGGGAGGGTCCCGTACAGGTCGGGCCGCTTCGCCATCTCGAGGAGGTCGTCGACCTCGTCGACGGCGAGGGTCGGTTCGTAGTCGTGCGCGACCATCCGCTCGAGACGAGAGCGGGCTTCAGCTTCGGCGAGGGCCACGGCGGAGAGGTTCCTTCCTGCTCACGAGCTCGAGGGCCGGCCGGCTCGCATCCGCGGCGAGACCGGCCCTCGAGCGGACGAGGCTCTAGCGGCGGCCGAGCTCGGAGCGGACCTTCGCGGCGTGCTCCGGGTCGGTCTCCGGGGTCGGCTTCCCGGCGATCACGCCGGCGACGGTGTAGTTCTCGTTCGGGGTCGGGTCGACCGCGGTCCCGCGGTAGCCCTTCTCCTGCTCGGCGTCCATCGAGGCCTGAACCTCGGCGGCGCCGGCGTCGGCGGTCGTGCCGCTCTTCGTGTCGTTGTCGTTCTTCGCCATGACGGGCGCTCCTCGTTGATCGGGGGGTGATTGCTGCGGGGTGAGCTCGAGCCGGCCGAGGCGGGCGGGAGAGGGCCAGGACGACCGGCTCGAGCTCGATCCGGTGCTAGGCGGCCGGCGAGCGGAGCACGCCGAACGGGTAGCGGCTCGCCTCGACGGTCTGGTCGAAGTTCGTCGGGTTCGGGACGGCGAACGCGAAGCGGGCGGTGACGCGGAGAGCGACCATGTCCTGCTGCGCGAGGTTGTAGATGATCGCTCCGGTCCCGTCCTGAATGACGGCCTCGGAGAGGACCTTCGTCTCGAGCTCGTGCCGAACGCCGATGATCCCCTGCGAGTAGTCGCCGACGACCATCTCGGCGGCCGACAGGCCGGTCGGCCACAGGCCGCGCATCGGGTAGCGGACGGGGACGCCGTAGACCTCGTCCGAGGAGACCTCGTCGAGGCGGTCGCCGTTCGCGTTCCGCACGTTGCGGAGTCGGCCCTTCATCGAGCGGACGGCGACGGCGCCGTTCACGTCGTAGCCGTCGGCCTCGACGGTCCCGAAGGTGTCCGAGATATCGGCGGCCAGGCCGCCGGCGGCGGCGGCGTTGGCACCACGGGCGACGACGTTCCCGGCGGCCACGGCGGCGGGAACGATCGCGGTCGGCCAGGCGGCCGGCTTGTTCGTCCCGAAGAAGATCGCGGCGTCGAGGGCCCGGCCGATCGCCTCGCGAAGGTCGGGTTCGACCTCGGTCCAGAGGTCGTAATCGGCGTCGGCGATCACGGCCTCGGGGACGGGGACGATCGTCGCGATCTCCTCGACGTTCAGGTAGACGTTGTCCCAGTTGACCTCGGTCGTCTGCTTGAGGCCGGTGTCGCCGTTCACGAAGTAGGCGGTCGGGAGGACGCTCTTCACGGGGACGCGCTGCTGTGCTCGCGAGAGCGTGCGCTGCCGGAAGAGGGAGAGGGCCGCGGAATCTTCCACGACGCGGGCCATGACCTCGCGCTGGACGTCCTCGGGGATGAGGGCGCCGGCGTCGGTCCGGGAAATGATGCTGTCGTAAGCCATGATCTAGGAGCTCCTCGGCTCTATCGGACGCCGGCGGCTCGCCGGATCCTCGCGTTTACGTCCTCTCCGCCGGCGGCGGGAGTGCGGGGTCCGGCGTCGAGGTCTGGCCTACGCCGCGTGCCGTTCGCGGCGAGGTAGGGCTTCGCCTCGAGGAGCTTCTCGATCGCCTTCGCGACCTTCTCCTCGTCGACGTTGCCGTCCTCGTCGAGCTCGAACTTCTCGAGCTCGAGGAGCGAGATCGCGTCGTTCGGGTCGGCGAGCTTGCCGGCCGCGATCGAACGGACCTCGGAGCGGACGAGGCGCTTCTTCCACGCCGGCTCGATCTCGTTCCGGACGCGTTCCTCGGTCTCACGGGAGGCGCGGTCGCGTTCCTTCTCGAGCTCGGTCTTCCGCTCCTCGGCGAGCCGGTCGAACTCCTCGGCCTTCCGGCGGATCTCGTCGAGGTCGCCGAGCTTCGAGCGTTCACGGGCCAGGCGGTCGCCGACGATGCGGTCGAGCTCCTCCTGCGTGAACGTCTTCGACGCGTCGCCAGAGGGCGGCGCGCCGGAGTCGCCGGGGTCGCCGGCGTCGAGGTTCGGGTCGTTCGCGGGATCGTTGCCGTCGGTCATCGTGAGGGTTCCTCCGGGTCTGCCGGCCGGCGTGTCGAAGAGGACGCCGTCGCCTCGCCGTCTCCCATGACGGGAGCCGTGCTCACAGTCTGCCGTGATATCCCATCGGCGGCGGTGATCCTCGGCCGCTAGTCGATCCCGCCGA